TTTATACTCTTTAGCAGCCCAAGCATTTGCATACGCAGACGGGTAGACATCAAACTTTCGTTTGGCTTCTGCTTTTACACGGCTCCAAAGCGCTGCGTTGTTTGGTTTAGATGTAGCCATGTCAGCACTCCTGAACTGATTTAAGGTACGTATCCCACTTTGGAGAATCTGAGGACGCGTACAGATACTGAGCAGCAAACTCAAGTAACTGCGGGTCATCCCTAAAATGCCCAAGCCCTCGGTTACAGTGGTTACATAACATTCCGCGTACCTGCCCAGTTACATGGTCATGATCAACTACAAGTGGCTCATTGCTCCCACATATAACGCATTCTTTCACAGACGCCTTTATATCCAGTAGCACTGCGTCACTGATTACGTTACGAAACCTACCACGGTTTATACCGTTTCTGTAAGTAGCTCGACAAACTCGGCACCAGCTATCCAACCCATTACGCTTCCTATTATGGGGCGGAAAGAACTCAGTAGTTCCGGGTTTCTCGTTATTACAACGAGTACAGGTCAGCAGTTCCATGCTTTGAGCGCCAACGCCTTACGGGTCGGGCGTCCTTTTTCGTCTTTCATAGGTCCCGGCATCCCGGACATCCGGGCGCAAAACGAATTACGCCGTCCCTTATCTTCTTTGGTTTTCGGATTCGGCGCCGGAGGTTTTAGATTACCGCCAGTCGCCTTGTTATAAGACGCACGACCCTTTGCATTCAAACCACCTTTAGGGTCTTTGCCTTCTTTGCGTTGCCATGCTGGGGTCTTAGCCATAACTACTCCTATGCGTTGACTGCTTTGATTACAGCAAAGTTCAACACAAGCGCCTCTGATAAGCTGCCGCTACTATGGTTGAACAGCGATATACGGCATGAGCCGGAGTTAATAAGTTCGACTTGCGTTGCGTAGGCACCGGCGGTTCCGCCAGACGCAATATTCACAATGAGTACATCAGTAGTATCGATATAGCTGTTTGTCAGTACAAACGACACAGAAGTATCCTGCGACAGTGCGGCATTGTGCATCGTAATCTGACCGCATAACTTGTTCAGCGTAACGCCTGTAGACTTACTAGTGTCTTGTGTGACTGTACCGCCAGTGCTGGCACCGCCATAGCCCATTGGCTTGGTCATGATGATCTCACCAGTGCCGTTTGGAGAGATAGTGATATTTCCGTTAGTATCAGTACTGCTTAGTGTATTACTAGTCAGGCGTAAGTTGCCACCATTGGTAGTCGTCGTACCAGTAACAGTAGTAGCAGATATTAATGTAATACCAGTAAACGATCCCCCAGCAAATGACACTGCGCCAGTGATTGCGCCGCCAGTAATATTGGCCTTGTCGATATTAACCGTGCCGGTGCCATTTGGGGCGAGGACAATATTACCGTTAACGTCTGTTGACGATATGGTGTTCCCACTAATCGCAAGGTTGTCGGTTACAACTTCCCCAGTACCATTGGGTGCAAGGACAATATTCCCGTTTGTATCAGTCGATGAAATAGTATTCCCATCGATTTTAATATTGTCCACCGACACAGACAGAGTACCCACTTTTAATGCTGTAGCAACGCCAGTGCCGCTATAAACGACTTTCTCAGCAGCCTCAGGGCCATCGTTTACATGTAGCAGTTGGTCGTATGTGGTGGCAATTGTGCTACCTGTCAGATTAGTTGGCATTATCTATCCCTATCAACCACGTAGAATCAGAGTAATATCAACCGCGTTAGCCGAGCCACTAGTAAGGCTTGGTTTAAAGTATGCAGCCGAAGAAGAAAGTTCAAAGATAGCGCCTGATGTAGCGCTTACTGTTGTACCACTTGTATCTTTTAGATCATAGAACGTCGTATTGTCGTTTGATACTTGTAATTTAACTGTAGCCCCGCCGAACGTGCCACCGATCTGCACACTCGCGGGTGTTAGTTTACGCCCGGGTACTGGTAACGATGTAATAGTGTCGCCAGTAACTATATCCGCCCATGTAACCCGTGGGATACCATCGACAACAGAAGTTATAGGTGAAACAGTAGCCATAATAATCTCCGTGGAGGAGGGGCCGAAGCCCCGTCCCATTAGCCTGCAGCCATCACGACCCAGTTAGAGCCGTCGCTAATCAATGTCGCCCATTTACCAGCAGTAGCCGCAAGAATTGCAGTACCAGCAGTATTGGAGTCAATTGGTTTTACATTAGATGAAGCAGACACAACCGTGTAAGCGGCAATAGTTTTAATCCTTATCTCACGACCAGCCCAAGACGCAGCGGCAGGAAGTGTGACACTGATCGAAGCAGAGCCGTTGCAGACAAGATTATTCTCGTTCTGCGCTACGGTAAAAGCAGCCGTTTTAATAACCGGAGCCGTGGTAGAGAACGTAGTAGCAGCAATACGACCACCATTAATGGTCACATTATCTTGTGCTATACCAGTATAAAGACCCATATCAATCTCCTTAAACGGGGGGCGTACCCCCCGCCTGATTAGTTAGCGTCTGCAACAATCGCCCAGACATTGATCACAGCGTTAGCTGGAACCGCAGTATTGAGCAAAATGTCGATGGTATCTGCAGTCGCAACAACTGTAGGATTAGCTAGGTCAGCAGCCTTTAAACCGGTGCTATTAGTAGCAAGATCGTTACCGTAAGCGTTAGCAGCCGCAGGCGAACCGCCGGTGTAACCGACGTCTAGCGTAGCTGTAGTATTCGTAGTCTCAGCAGTGACCACGTTGATACCAGCAGACAGAACGATAGAGTTAGCAGGGAGACTAATAACTTGTAGTGTGTCGGTTGCAGCCAGTGCAGTAGCACCAGCAGCAAGACGAGCAGCAACAATCGCAGCAAAGTCGAGTTTAACCTCGAACTTTGATACAGAGTTAACATCTGCGGGAAACGCAGCAGTGCCCTTGTTAAAGCCAAGGGTATCAGTATAAGCAGCCATGATTAATTCCTCCTATCGATTAAGCGAACTGGATAACAGCTTGAGCCAGTGCTTCGCCCTTAGTAACTTTGTAGCCGTAGACTTGCAGACCACGGATGATGTTACCGAAGGTGGACTCAGAACGGATAGTTTCCATGTTCGTCATCTGTGAAGCAAATGTGAAGCCCATCTTGTGACCAGCAATGATGCTGTACTTACCGGACGACACGTTCAGGTTGTGGCTGACATAGATTGTAAAACGATCAATCATACCCAAGCGACCATTACGCAGAACCGACATGCTATCACCAGATAACGACGCATCTTTCAATTCTGATTTCTTGATCAGGTTAGCCATCTTAGCTGGAATCACAATGAAGCGATCCGACTCAGGGGCGTTAGCCTCATCCAGAACAGTACCCATATCAACGATCAGATCAACAACAGCAGTAGTTGTCGACGCACCGTCTTTAGTAACAGTCAAAGGTGCACCTGAAGTACCCAAGTTGAATGACGCAGATTGTTCACCTGCTGTAGCACCTTTATTGGTGGATACAATACCGGGCAGGATGTCAGTTAAAACGCGCTGATCAATCTTGATCTTCATACGCTCGGAAGCGTCTTTAGACCATGTATCCATTAAAGCGATATCTGATTGAACCTTGTCCACATCATCTTCTACGCAAGCGAAGTATTCGCCTTTGTCGATCAACAATTGGATTTTTGGTTTATCAGGATTTTCAACGGTCAGTGTTTGACCTTTGACATATTCGCGGATAGTGATTTCAGGTGTAGTGCGGATATTGACGGTATCGCCATATTGACGAATCTCGCCTTCGTAGTCGGTGTTCGAGATAGCTGCGAGCACGGTGGCGTCGTAAAAATTCTCGATCAGTTTACCCGACCAAATCTCAGGAATAAAATTACCACTATAGTTCGGTTTACCCGATACATTTGGATAAGACATGATAGAACTCCTCTAATCAAGCATTAGCGATTATGCGATTCTCCCGCTGTGCGCTGAAGATATCGCGTTCAATTCGGGCACGATCCTGCTCACGACCTTTGTACTTACCGGCTCGGACATCATTGAAAAATTTTTGAATGTCTTGCGGCGAGTACATTTTTCCGTTATTGGTACTTGAAGAAGGTGAGCCAGCGCCGCGTGAGCGACCCGGAGTGACCTGCTTCTCCAATTCGGAGGCTGCAGTATTCGTGTTACCGGCGGATTGACCAACGGCTTGTCCAGTAGTCTCAAGCCAAGTCCGAAAGAAATTCGACACACGCGGCGCATCCAGCGAACGCTGCGCATCCTCAAGATATGTTTGGCGAGTAATACCAGTCAGCGGATCAGCGTCTAACAGCCACGCTTGAAACGTATCGTTATCGTTGATATCGCGCCAATTAGGCACGGCTGTAACTAAATCAGACCAGAACTTCTGTTCCGTTGTCATCTGCTGACGATGTGCTACCGCTTGAACTTGTGGTACTACATTCGTCTGAAGTTGCTGCAACATTGACTCAATTCGTGCAAGTCGCTGAGCCATCGGTACTAATTCTTCCCGACTAACTTTGCGCATCACATCAATTGATTCGCCGTATTCCTCAACTTCCTTTTCGGATACTAATGGTTCAGTAACCGGTGCAGGAATAGAAGCTGCCTGCTGAGTAGATGACATCGATGCAATCAACTGCTCCATATTCTGAAGGCGCTGTTGCATGTCACGGTTCTGCTGATGTAGCCTTGGTACTTCTGCGTTGTACATCCCTTGAAGCGTCTTGTATTTTTGCAAGACGGTATCTTCCGGCACATTGTCGTCTCCAGTTCTTTGGTTATCATCTGGGGACGGAGTAGCACTATTCGATGCAGTAACATCGTCGGCTTGTGGTGGAGTAGTTGTAGACTCATTAGCTGCGACAGTGCCATCGGCTGGAGGAGTGCCCTCGCCTGTGTTGTTGTCGGTGCCATTAAGTTGCTTATACAACTCCTGTACAGCCTCGGTCTGCTTACGAATTTGCTCTGGAAGTGCCATGTTGAACGCTCCTATCGGTGTGCGTGATTAAACGGCGAGTTTTATAATGACTTTGCCGCTAACGCAGGGGCATCTTTGGCGAGCTTTGCAAGCTCACCCAATACTTGGCACCGCCCCTGAAACAGTGCTGTATTGTTTATTGCGATGGGTAATTGTCGAAGCTCATGCATTTCCCAGTCCTCAAGCCACTTCAACAACTCTGGGTGTTGACGGACGACTGCGGCAAGTGCTTTAACTATTTGTGGTTCGGGTCTGATCATGCTGCCCTCCCACTAACCCGACTCTGTACTGTGTTTGCTTCCATTCCACCTTTGGGACTACCGTCAGGTAAAGTAGGCGTAGCACCTTCTGGCTGCTGTTGTGCAGCAGCCGCCATGGCTAAAGCCTGAACCTGACCCAAGTATGCAGCTTTTTCCCGAGATGGAACAATGTCATCCACAGACATTTGCAACCCTTTCGCCACTTCACGTAGGATAGTAGCGCGTCCTTCCTTACCGATGATTTCAATATCAATCGGATTGGCAGTTGCATTAAGGAACTCGATACGGCGCATGTTGACAGTCTCCTTGACTGCGAGATTAATCGCACCCTTGGCAATGACCTCAACGTCACCTTTGATCGACTCATCTTCGTCGTAACGCATGTTGTATACGAACTGACGAAGTACAATTGGTTTAACCACGTCACTATCGATGTGCATTATGACTTGGCGAATACCCTTACCGGCTGCGCCCATCAACATCGATAACCCTGATGAAGTACGCCCCGCACCCTGTACATTCAGGTCGCCATAGACGTATGCTGGAATACCGGAGTGGTCATCAGCTAACTTACTAAATCTATCGTAGACACCCATCAACTCTTGTGCGCGAGACTCTGGCTGTGTGAAACGAATAGCAGGTGCGCTCGACCCTAACGGATCGTTCGTCGTCTGCCATATCTTCCACGGTGACAACTGCGTTATGTCCTCGTTGGCGGGGATACGTTCAAGATTAACCTCAACTTGTGGGCCACTGGAGATGCCCATGTTGTTAACGAGCGCACGAGCCGCTGCATTACAGACTCCTTGGAGGTCCTCAATAATTTTTGGGATGCCTTTACCCCAAAAAGCACCGGGGCATTTAATGAACGAAGTCTTGGCATACGGTTTCTCCCCAAGCGGATCGTAATTCAACACCGCCTTAATGACGTAGTTACCTACGATCCAAACATTGGCATCGTACTCACGCGCATCATCTGGGACATCTTCTTCAGACAGACCCCACTCAATGAGCATTTTGCCGCTGATCTTACCCCAGAACTCAAGTGCATCAAACTCTGTGGTTGGGCGCATGTATGCGTAGTACTTACGTTCTTCTTCGTCTTTCTGGAGCTCAACATCTTCACTGATCCACGATTGACCGTTACCAATGTCAAGCACAGCACGAATAGCATCGTCGTCATAGCCCGGAACACCGATCAGATCGGAAAGCTCCATCCGAGTCATCCTGTGATGCTCGAACAAATAGCCTTCGTTGAGGTTACTAATGCCGGGTTCGGGGTAAATACGGAAGGGGTCAACGCGCTCGTACTCGGGGCCTAGGCGCTCGATCGGCTCGACAACTGTCTTACCCATGGCGTCAGTTTTCCAACCCAGCCTGCGCTGTCTACGCACGATTGGGCCTTTGATAAACGCCGCAGGGAACGTCACCAGATCGGTGATGAAGTCGTTGAACGAATCTTCCCAACCGCCTTGTACAAACTGGTCTTGTATCTTAATCTTCATGCGATCCGCCCTTGTCTGGGCTTCACGCAGTACGCGGAATCTAAAGTCCTGCGCTACCATCTCACGCATCTCAGACATCTCAGATGCTGTCGGTGCTTGTCCTAACTGCTGCACGATGTCCAACACTTTCTGAGCAAACTCAGCTTGAACTTCTTTGTCTTGTGTGGGGGACAGGTCAGGTATGGGGGTTGCAGCTAAGTCCCATGGGGGGCTACCGTTGTCGAGTAAAATATCTCGCAACCACGACTCGGCTGCACGACACTTTACCTCGGTGATCATCATGTAAATCTCAGAACCGCCTTGGCTACGGATTTGCTGCAGCTTATCTGCCTCATACTCACCGTTGCGCTGACGCAACGCACGTAACATTTCTTGCTCTATGGGACGCTTCGCCATCTG